AAGCAGACAGGTTGGCAGCCGTGATATTCCGCAGACTACCCGGCACAACATCCCGCCAAGCCCAGACAGCGCACCGCACAGCCAAAGAGATAGCGGCTGACGTATTAGACGAACTTGAACGGATCGAACGAGTGGAAAAATCATGTTCATAATCGGATCATTCGACCGCTTCTTCCACGGCTACATCCGCAAGGAATACACGCGCGACCTAGAGGACGGACACGGGCAGTATCTCCCGTGCGTCATCCACGGCCTCCGTGTGGTTCAAGGCAAGTCGCTAGAGTTCCAATGCGTCCTGACCGAATATGGCGCCGGGGCTGGGTTCCTCGCTCCCATTGAGGCTTTCTGCTGGAAGATACCCGACAGGCCCCGCGCTCCGAATGAGGCGGTGGATTACACCTATGTCCAGCCGTGGGACTGTTTCTCAAGCGAGTTTGGCGTTCACGCGTTTGAGTTCAATCGCCGCATGAAGGCGCAGATTCTGCCAGACCGGCGCGGTGCCCGGTATCGGTTTTCAATCGACTTCACCGGCTCATCGCTGGCCGACATGAGCGAGCAACACAAGCACCTGCACGTCATGGAAATGGATGACGGCACGATAGGCGCTTTCCCGAACACAAAAGTCTTATGGATTGAGCCAGCAATGTGGGCTAAACCATTTGAAGAACGCCCCGACTTCAAGGCGTTATCAGGTGAGTGGATGTCCGAATAATGTTTACGCCAAACGCAATTCCCATTGAGCGACTAAAAAGCTTGATTGCCCTTGATGCAGAAACGGGATTGCTGACGTGGAAACGTCGTGGCTTAGAAAGTTTTGACAGCAAATTTCCCGGTTATAACCAACGCGCATTCAAACGCTGGAACACAACGCTTGCCGGAACTGAAGCGTTGGCGGCTAATTGCCAAGGCTACAAACGCGGAACGCTAGACGGAAAAGGCTTTACCGCTCATCGAGTGGTCTGGGCGCTGCATTACGGCGAATGGTGCAGCACTAACATTGACCACATCAACGGCGACAAAACAGACAACCGGCTTGCAAATCTTCGCGCTGCGGCACACGAAGCAAACTCCCGCAATCAAAAACTGAGGCGCTCAAATACTAGTGGCGTTATGGGTGTGTCGGCTCATAAAGAGGGTGGATGGCTTGCCCGCATTAACGCGGAGGGCGAGCGCAAGTATCTGGGTAAGTTTGCCCGATTTGAAGACGCTGTGGCTGTTCGGCTGGCAGCAGAAGCCCGATACGGTTACGATGCCTCTCACGGCAGAGTGACCACCGCTTGACCATCAGATAACCCCAAGGCATACTGTCAACCGCTCTATGTCGGTTGCTGCGGCGATGGCTAGACGCAAACCAGACTGAGGACACATGGACGCGACAGGTAGGCCGCGCCTCTATCCAGAACACAAGCCCTTTGACGATTCCGTTGAGGGCTATTTTGCTTTGTGCACAGACGCACAAACGCGCCCCACGCTGTCCGGCCTAAGCTACCATCTAGGCTTTGATGACCGGGAGACGTTCAGCAACTACGCCGGTTACGGTCCCGACTTTTCCCGCACCGTCAAAAGGGCCAAGCTCAGGATTGGTGATTGGCTTGAGCAAAGACTGACTGACAGGGCCACATTCACGCCGGGGATTATCTTCGATCTGAAAAACAATCACGGCTGGAAGGACGTGCAAGCGCAAGAGCATAGCGGACCTGATGGCCAGCCTATTCGCACAGACACCCGGCTTGATGTAGGCTCGCTCACAGATGACCAGCTCCGCGCCCTTGCCAGCATTCCAGTTCAGCGCGGCTGACGTTCGGGCGGCTCAGTGTGAGCTAGGCAAGCGCAGTCTGCTAGACTTCTGCGGCCTGATCGACATACCGGGCGCACCGATTGACGAGGACGATGACGCAGACCTTGCGTATCAGCCTATTCGCCAGCCCCCTGCCTCGCATCACCGGCTGCTGATTGAGAAGCTAGAGGCGGTAGAGCGCGGGGACATTACGCGACTGATGGTCTTCATGCCGCCCGGCTCTGCCAAGTCCACCTATGCTAGCGTCATCTTCCCTGTCTGGTTCATGGGTAGGCGCAAGCGGCGTAACGTCATCGTGGCGACCTATGCCAGCGATCTGGCCCGCAAGATTGGCAGGCGGGCGCGGTCTATCGTGAAGCAGCCTGTTTACAGCGACGTGTTTGGCTGTGGCTTGTCACCTGATACGGCTGCGGCTGACGAATGGGCGCTGACGAACGAGAACGAGCTTATGGGCGGCGGTATCTTGTCAGGCATTACCGGCAACCGTGGCGACCTGATCGTCGTTGATGACCCGATCAAGGGCAGGCAAGAGGCGGATTCCGAGGTCATACGCAAGCGCACCAAGGAAGAGTTTGAGGACAGCCTGAAGACCCGCCTTAAGCCCGGTGGCCGCATCGTGCTGATTCAGACCCGCTGGCATGAGGACGACTTGGCCGGGGCTATCCTGCCTGAAGGATATGACGGTGAGTCGGGGCCTATTCTTTGCCGTGACGGCGACGTGTGGGAGGTTTTGTGTCTGCCTGCCGAGGCGAGGGAGAGCGACCCGCTAGGCCGCAAGCCGGGTGAGTTCCTGTGGCCTGAGTGGTTCTCTGATAGCCACTGGAAGACGTTTAAGGCCAATGCCCGCACATGGTCCGCGCTATACCAGCAAAGCCCTAGCCCGGATGACGGCACGTTCTTCAAGCGTGAGTATTTCAAACGCTATAAGTTGGCTGATCTGCCCAAGAAGCTACGCAAGTACGGGACCAGCGACTATGCCGTGACGGAGGACGGCGGCGACTGGACCGTTCACCGTGTGTGGGGGGTGGATCATGAGGGCGGTATGTGGTTGCTGCCGGGCGGCTACAAGGCGCAAGCCACGGCTGACCACTGGATTGAGGCAAAGATTGATCTGGTTGCAGCTCACAAGCCTGCGGCGTGGTTCGGGGAGGCTGGCGTGATTCAGAAGGCCATTGAGCCGATGCTGAAGCGCCGGATGAAAGAGCGCCGTGTTGGTTGCCGTCTGGAATGGATGCCTAGCATTCAAGACAAGCCGACAAGGGCGCGCGGTGCACAGTCACGGGCGGCTATGGGGATGGTCTATATTCCCGAGGGGCCGGAGGGCGATGCTATCATCGCGGAGTACCTGAAGTTCCCGGCAGGCAAACACGATGACGACGTGGACAATCTGTCGATGATGGGGCGGGCTTTGGATGATGTCCACCCGGCGCTGTTGCCTCCCGAGGAAGAGGACAAAGGGCCAATCAAGGGCATCCGTGACATGACATGGGATGATCTGCTGGCTAATCAGCCGGTGCACACGGGTTACGAACGCGCATGATCGTTCTATCGACAAGCGGACCCGCGCACGATATGTTCCCCTGAACGCTTGCGAGGGGCTATGCTTCCCGACGAACCTGAAAATCAAGACGGCATTGACCTCGTTACCAAATGGATTGAGGAAATCAATCTGTCTGAGCGCGAGTTGCAGCCGTGGTGGAAGGCTGGCGACATCATCGTCAGGCGCTACAAGAACGAGAACCGCGCCCGTGGTGGTGGCCGTCCGTCTGTAGGGTATGAGCGTCGTCGCTTTGCTATCCTGTGGTCCAACGTCTCGACCCTTCAGCCTGCCATCTATGCCAAGCAGCCGGTGCCGATGGTGGATCGTCGCTATCGTGATGAAGACCCCGTTGGCAAGGTGGCCTCTGAAGTTCTGGAACGTGCGCTTGGCTTCAGCCTCGACCAGTATGATTTTGACGGACGCGTGAAGCTTTGCGTTCTGGACTATCTGCTGCCAGGCCGAGGCCAAGTGTGGGTGCGCTACATCCCGCATATGCGCGAGGTCAACGCGGAGCAGGATTACGAACTGGGCGAAGGCGTTCAGGACGATGACGACACCGAAGTTGGCGAGGTCGAGACGCCGGAAGCCACTGAGGAAGTGGTTTACGAGGAAGTCCAGTGCGACCACGTTTCATGGAAAGACTGGCTGACTAACCCGGCGCGTGAGTGGGCTGAAGTCCGTTGGGTGGCCCGGCGCGTCTATATGACAAGGGCGGAACTGACGGAACGCTTTGGCAAAGACATGGCCAAGAACGTCCCGATCACGACGACCTCGACCGGCACGGACACGGCATCGGATGCCCAGAAGCAATCCAGTCAGACGGGCGAGGTCTATGAGATTTGGGATAAGCCCACCAAGATGGCCTATTGGGTCTGTAAGGGCTACACGGGCGGGGTGCTGGACAAGCGCGAAGACCCGCTGGGGCTGACTAACTTCTTCCCCTGCCCGCCTCCGCTGAATGCCACGACGGCCAATGACAGCACCATTCCGGTTGCCGATTACGTTCAGTATCAGGACCAGGCCGACGAACTGGACGAACTGACGGCCCGTATTGGCAAACTGCAAGACGCGCTGCGGATGGTGGGTGTCTATGCCGGTGAAGCCAACCGCGAACTGCAACTGGTGTTTTCGCCGGGTAATGAGAACAAGCTAATCCCTATCGACACGTTCGACCTGTGGAAAGAGAAGGGCGGCGTTCGCGGCCTTATCGAGTGGGTTCCGGTCGATATGGTCATTCAGGTGCTGAAGGGCTGCTATGAGGCCCGCTCGCAAGTCCTGAACGACATTTACCAGATCACCGGCCTGTCGGACATCATCCGGGGCGAGAGCAATCCTAACGAGACGGCAACGGCTCAACGGATGAAGGGCCAGTGGGGTTCGCTGCGTGTCCGTGACCGTCAACGCGACCTGCAACGGTTCTGCCGTGATGCTATCCGGCTCAAGGCGGAAATCATCGCGGAACATTTCAGCATTGAAACGCTGAAAGCTATGACAAACGTGAAGCTGCTTACGGCAGCGGAAAAGCAGCAGATCGAGCAAATCATGCCGCTGATCCAGCAGGCAGAGCAAGCGGGGATGCCTATTCCGCCCGGCATGGCTCCTGATCCGGCAATGCTGGAACTGATGGCCCAGCCGACGTGGGAAGAGGTGCAAGCCCTTCTCCGCAATGATGCCCTGCGCTCGTTCCGCATTGACGTTGAGACTGATTCGACGGTTCAGCCGGATGAGAACGCGGCCAAGCTGGCGTTTACCGAGTTCACCAGTGCTATCGTCGGCCTGATGTCGGCTGCGGCAAGCATCGTCCCGACCGCGCCTTACACGGCTCCGCTGTTTGCCGAAGTGCTGAAGCAGGGCGCCCGCACGTTCAATGTCAGCCGGTCGATGGAAGATGTGATTGACAAGGTGTTTGAGCAGGCCGAGGCCGCACCGCCTGTTCAGCCGCAAGGACCGCCGCCGCCCGACGAAAGCGCAATGCAGGTGGAACAACTCAAGTCGCAGACGGCCCAAATGCAGGCTCAGATCGAGCAGCAGCGGACACAAATGGAAGGCCAGCTTGGCATGGCTGAACTCAACCTCAAAGGCCAAGAGCTTCAGGTGAAGGCTGCGGCCCTCTCCCGTGACCCAACCCCTCAAGGATTTGCATGATGGTTATTCCTGTTACCATTAACGAAAAAATCTATCTGGCTTGTGATGACATCATTAACGGTCGCGTAGGGAACTCGGTTTCGCAAGTGTTTACGGCAAGCGGAGCCTTTACGGTGCCGGACGGAGTGTCGTTGGTCTATGTTACCGCTGTTGGCGGCGGTGGTGGGGGCGGCGGCGGCGCTACGACGGGCGGCGGCGGCGGCGGCGGCGGCGGCGGGATGACTGTAAACCGCCAAAGCGTTCCGGTTACACCTGGAGCCTCGTTGACCGTTACGGTCGGAGCGGCTGGCACTGCTGGCGCTGTCTCAGGGGCGGGCGGTGCTGGCGGTTTGTCTAGCGTTACGGGAGCCTTGGCCACGGCGTGGATTGCTGCTGGTGGCCTTGCCGGAAGCAACGGTGGGGCCGTAAATGGAGGAAACAGCGGTGCGGGTGGCTCGGTGCCGTTTGTTGGGGGCGGCGGTGCTGCCGCAACTGGCGGCGCGGCTGCGGGCGCTGCTGGTGGGGCGCCGACGTTTTCTGGCGAAAGTCTTGGTGGGTCTGCGGGCGGCGCGGGCGCAGGGACCAGCGGCGGTGGTGGAGGCGCAGGGCGCACGCCCTTTACGGTTAGCGGCCTTGTTGCCGGTGGAGCTAATATCGGCGGCGGCGGCGGCGGGTCGTCGAAGCTCGGTGCTGGGGGTGTGGGCGGTGCAACAGGCGCCGCAGGAACAGCCCCGGCTGTGGGTCAATACGGCGGCGGCGGCGGCGGCGGCGGGCAGAACGCGGCTGGCGCAGCGGGTAGCGCTGGCGTGGTTGTCATCGAGTGGACCGCTTAACCAGTGGCCCGCGCGACTTACCGCGTCTGTCAGTCATGCGGGGATTTACACGAAGTCTCCGCATGGCCCCGTGAGTGCCTGGAACAGTTTAAGCGCAAGCGTTCCGATTTACCCGCTCCGTTCATCCGGTCTGACGGCATGGACCCGATCCTGAATCACGCCAATGGCCTGATGTATGATAGCCGGTCAGCCTATGAGCGCGGTGTCAAGGATGCGGGCTGCGAGATTGTCGGGAACGAGAAACTAACGGCCAAGCCACGGCCCACGCTGTCTGACCGTGAGCTTAAGCAGGACATCAAGACGGCTATTGATCAGGTGGAGGCCAGACTATGAGCGACATGGAAGACGACATTCGGGCGGCGATGGCTGAGGTTAGCGG